CAGCGGATACAATGTGATGATGTCGTAAGTACCGGAGAACCCGGTCACCGTATTGACAACACGGTACTCCATTGCGGAAACCGTGCATGATGCAGGCAGGGCACATTTTAAGGGTTGGTCTATGAGTTGCCCGGTCTCGTGAATAATGGCGCCTTTTCCCTTTCCCCCCGAGTAATAGAACCTGCAGGTAACCCCGGTCTGGTCGTTGCTCCAGTAATACTCGTATTCGCCGGACTGGTTCCGGTAGTCTGCCTGAGCTGACAGGGTAGCGGAGAACGTGTAGCCCGGGCCCGTGCCGATGGTGATCGTCTCAGTGGGGGTGAACGTGCCGGACAGGTCTTCAACGACAAGGTACCCCGTTCCGAGCTTGGCGATCACAGCGGTTTCTGTTGACGTCCCGCCTGTAATGGTCTGCCCGACTACAGGCGTCCCCGTGCTGCCGGTATACGTGAACTTCTGTTTCCGGTTCCGTTTCTGGATGGTGCAGGAGTGAGGGGCGCCGCCGATCATATCCCGTCAACCCTCCTGCCGAACGTCCGCTTTGAAGAAGAGAGAGACGTCTGGGCGTCAATGTAGAGATCGAGGAGTTGGAATGCTGTTTTCCGGTTGGACTCGACTGCCTTCACGACATCCGCCTTGCTGTCGAAATCCCCAGACGATGCCTGGTAATCTCCGGTATGCATGCCCCTCTCAAGAAGTCCGGCCATGGAAAGTTTCAGGGACGCCTGTTTCATGGCCCCTGTTGCGCTGCCTGACAGCCCGTAGGGTGCGAGGTATGCGTCGATCTCCCGGTCGGCAGCCTCGATGATCGGGGTGAGGATGGTGGTCGCATCCAGGGTGGACCCGGAGAGTGCGACCAGTTCCGTAGTGCTGCAATAGGTCATCGCCCGATCTCCTTCCGGACGTCCCGGACATCGATCTCTTTCGGGTCAGAGAGTGGATCAATAGGAGAAGTGTCCATCTTGAACGTCTTTTCCATCCTTTCACGGTCACCCATCCCGGGCGACTGTCCGCTGATATCATAGAATGCCTGCTCGGCTGCAGTGAACTCGTCCTTGTTCTGGGCGCAGCGCTCCCGCTCTCTCTCATACTTCCGGGTCAGGTACTTCCCGGTGTTCTGGGAGGTGAGCATGGGGGGTTTAGGCCCCCTGATTATGCGCCACCGTATTCGACACGCGAGATGGCGTTGGTGTTGCCGGTCGCATACTGGCACGCTGCCCGCATGGACACCTTGGCGCCCACGAGGTCGCGGAGCGGGTCACGATATTCCTCAATGAAGAGATCTTCACGCATCCCGATCCCGCCTGCCTTTGCGCTGTCAACCAGCACCATGCCGATGTATCCATCGTTTGGTGCTCCCCATGTATAGGAGGCAGAGGCAACGGGTTCGGTTGTGGTGGTCAGTTCAACCCCGCACTCGTAGAGTTTGCACCCGAGGATCGGGGGGAGGATCCCGCTTCGCATCTGTTCCTGGGCGACCGGGTTGTATGCGATCGGGGTATAGTCCTTTGCAATGTAGGTCTCTACCTGCGGGTGGTAGACTACCCTGTCTGCATGGAACCCGTCAGCTGCGATCAGGGCTTTTGCTTCCCGGATTGCTGCAGCACCACCGAGTGCCGCGACTGCAGCGTTGATGTCGTACTCGTTGCCTGCGTTGTCCAGGAGGACCTTGAGCATCCACTGGTTGAGCGTGTTCTCACAGGCTTCCCCAGCGGCTTTGATCTCCATCTCGATGACCGCGAACTGTGAATCTGATACCATCTCACGGGAACAAAGCGGGATCTCCCCGATCTTCTTTGCCGTGAGGGTCATCTTCGTATAGTCCTGGGTCTTGATGGTGAACTCGGAACCTTCTCCGACGAAGGGGGCATACCGCCCGGCCGGCCGGATGAGAACGTCCATTGCGTTTGACTTCATCGGGTAGATCGGGACGACCTCCCGCATACACACGGCTTTCTTCTGGCCTTCCAGCACGGTCCGGTTCACTTCGGTCTGGACAAGCGTCCCGGTCTCCACGGCCTCAGTCAGCAGAAGGTCGCGGGCACGTCCTTTCTTACCGTCTTCCCCTTCAATCATGTAGGTCATCCCAAGCTGCTTCTCAATGAGCGGGATGTCCCTGGTAGCGATCTTGGCCTGGAGCCTCTTCTGCTCCGCAGAGTCCTGCAGGTGTGCGGCTTCAAGAGCCTTAATAAGTAACTGTGTCATTCTTGATCCACTCCTTACGAGGCTGCGGTCCACACCGGCGATGTACTCACAACGATATACCCCTTCCCGCCGACAGTAGCGGCACCAGCGGGGATATCGTCAATCGCGTATCCGACTGCCATCCCAAGCCCGACAACCGTGTCGTGTGCGTGGATCGCTGGGTCACGGACAATGCCACACCCGGCTACGGTTGACACGCCGATCCAGTCGCCTGCATCTGCGGTGCCGTCATCGGCAGAAAGCATGATCTTACATACGCATCCATCCATCAGGACGGTTACAGGTTCCCCTGCAGTTGCCTGTGAGTGTGCTGCGACACCGACAACCTGTCCGAGCGAACTGGTTGCAGGTGCGACTGTTCTGCTCACACCTGTCGCTGCGAACGCAACGATCTGGCCGGCAAGAATAGCGCTGGCCGCCTTGAACGTCATGGTCAGGCCGAGGTGCAGCGGTTCGGGGTCGAACGCTATAGGTACAGTAGCTGCCATGTTCAGTCACCTCCACCAATAACCCCGGTCTTCCTGTTGACCAGTACGAAGTATTCAGGGAGACCGAGCTCTTTGGGTTCCTCTCCGGCCCCCTTGGTCTTCGGGTCTTCCGGAGCCTTCTCGATCTTTTCCAGCCGTGCGGACAGTTCCTTGAGGGTCTTGTCCTGCGTGGCGATCAGTTCAGTGAGCTCCTTCGGGATCTCCGCCTTCGGGGGATCCTGGGGCTTTTGCGCTACCTTCAGATCGGCAAGCTCTTTCTTCAGAGCATCGATCTGGGCTTCGAGTTCCTTGTTATCAGCCATAATTTCCTCTTTAATTTCCTGATCCGAGGGTGCCTCTATGGGCTTGCCCTCTTCGTTATTCCGGATCTTACAGGTACGACATGCACCTTGGTTGACCATGGCCGCCCCATCGAATAGGACTTCCTGCGCTTCAAATAATTTCTCTGAAACGATCCATCTGTCCCGAGTCATCATCTCAACCGAAGAATAAGGCCAGGGCACTTTACCCGCCGCGGCTGCTTTGAGAAGCGAAATAGAGTCCTGTGATTTCGTGGTTGCACCGTGGAAGAACAGATCGGCTATAACTCCGTCGTGGTATCTGATGTTCTTGATATCTGCGATCCGGTCGGTGATATCTCGGGGAGTGCCTCCACTGTGCCTGCTCCAATATGACATATCAGTCCAGTTCGCATGATATCGTTCGAGTATTGCCGGGGTATACCTGCAAGGGGTTTTCTGTGTCGAATCGGTCCACGTACCCGGTGCCAGCAGTTTCACGCCGGGAACGAGCAGCCCGCCGTCGATCTCCTGGATGTCTGCAGATGGGGCAAGTTCAATGGCGAGGAACCGGTGGTGCTTGTTCTCATCTTGCGGGTCATCTTCTCCTGCAGAGAGGGTGTACTGAGAATAGTCGTGGCTGGTCAGCCACTCGATTGCCTGGCTCTCTGTGAAAAGTGAGGTATCAAACTCTATATCTCCGACTTCACCTGAAGCGAGATATCGCGGTGTGATGCCCGGACCATACTTGTTAGAGTGCCTGCGGACCGTCTCGCCTGGACGTATCCGTGCCCGTACGGTTGGCATGATAATATATGGCGGTGAAAAGTATATTTACATTTATCCAGAAGTAGAATTTTTCAACCGTTTGAGCCTGTCACGGACGCCCCTTTCTGTATGATGTGACCCAAAAAGAGAGTTTAGTTGGTACGCAAGGACAGAGGGCCATTCGTCCCGGTGCCGTTCCAGATACGCGAGCTCCGCCGGGGTGAACGGGACGCCGGATGTCATGGTCCTACTCTCTCTTCCCGAAGTGGTACCGTTCGTGCCTGCCGATCTGTTGCTCGAGCGTCTCCACCCGCAGGGTCAGCGCTTCAATCCGGTCCTCGATCGTGATCTCTCGTACTGCCATCGGGCGGGCGGGGGCAGCAATGCCTTCCCCGGCACCTGTTGGTCTTGGTTGTTTGCCTGCCATCTTTTCCTCCTTCACTTTCATCAGATCACCGTCCCGTCGAGGTCCTGGCATACTGTGCAGGTGCGTTCGTCACTTGCAGCCAGCACGACTTTCACCATCTTACCATCACGCCGTTCAACGATCTCCGTGCATCTGCAGGCAGGATGGAACGGGGGTTTCCTGCCGTGCCCGGTGTCCCGGATGCCTTCACGTTCGTATCGGTCGTCTACCCCGGTGTTGACCGCCCGCATGGTCTCCGTCCGAATAATACGAGTAGCCCGGCCTTTACTCATATCGAACTCTTTCTGCAGGTCGTCAATGATCTGGCCTTGCGTCTTCTCCTTGATAACACCGTCACCGATGATCCGGTTGATCCGTTTGGCTGATTCCGTCGAGTAGCCTCTAAACTCGTTCTCGTTCTGGGCGAGCAGTGTAGCGATACGTGCCCATGATTCCGCTCGTTCTTCGTATGGCGCACCTAACACGACACTACCAAACGATACCCCTTGAGCGTACGCTTTCGGGATAACCTTCTTGATGGTTTTCTTTGCCGGTTTGTTCAGTTTCTTGTCAGCCAGTTTGTCAACGAACGGGTAGAACTTTGTAGGGTCGAACTTCCCGGCTTCGAGTGTGCGGAGCTCGCCAGTGTCCCACATGTGGGTGAAGGCGTCTACCACATCAGCGTTGAACTTGTCAACGATCTTGAGTATCGCTTTGGTATACTTCTTCTCCCACTTGAGCGCCCCGGTAGGGTCTTTCTTGTTCGTCTTTGAAAGAGCCATTTTCCAGCGTGTCTCCTACGCCATCACCGGCGTTTCTTCATCGTCGGCGGGTGTTTCTACCTGCGGGGGTGCCGGTTCGTCTTCTTCCTCTTCCTCTTCAGGGTTGGGCGGGATGCCTAACCGTTCCTGCACCCATGCCGCGTAACAGATGGCGTCCGGGTCCACGCCGGTCCGGAGTTTGGCGATCCATTCGGCTACCTTCGCTTCGTCTTCTGGATTAATATCGTTGAACTCGATCCAGACTTTCCCCGGCTGACCGGTGATCCGGTCGATGAGTTTTCTTGTATACGTCCGGGCGACGATCTGTTGTATGGTCGTAACCTTGTCTAAGAAGGTCTGCATTCGGACGGTGGCGGTGGCTTCCGTGCTGCCTCGCCCTAACCCTAACATCTCTTCAGGGACACCCATCGCGCAGGCGACACGTTGAAGTGTGGTGTTGCTGTAAGTATCGACGTTCGACACGCCGCCGGTGTCGAGCATCTTGATCTCTGTGTTGCTTGTGACAAAATCCGTCTTCGGCCCGATACGCCGGATCTCGTCTTCCACCCTATCAAAATCGGAATCAGTTGCCGGGTTGTCCGGTGTGCCTAAATTCCATTGCTGTTTCGGGGTGCCGTGGCGGTGGATGGCTTTGACGGACGATTCAATAACGTCACAGTCGCGTTGGATGTCGTCGTCTGCCCGTTCCCAGATGGAGAGCCCGTAAACATCGCCGGGGGCCTGGAACAGGACAAGGTTGATTATCGGGTCGGTGGGTATGGCCACCCCTTTCTCGAACATGCCTGCCGGGCCGGTCTGGGTGTACTGAGTGTAACCTGATACCCGGCCATACACATCGTACTCTTTCCTGAAGGTTGACGGGTCACGGGTGACGACACCCCAAATAGTGCCGCCTTTCGACGTGATGATCTCCTGGTAGGCGTCACCTGCAAGGATGGCGGATAACACGCCTTGCCAAATCACCTGGTCGAGATCGTTCTGCGGTTGGTCCAGCCACGCCACAACCATATCTTTCAAACCTTCATACCCGTCTTCGAACTTCAGTTCCCAACCGGACGATAAGACGAACAGGGGGTAGGCGTCGATAGCGTCGGCATACGGGCCGCCACGTTTGTATTTTTCCAACCATTTCGCGATCTTTGTTCGTCTGTCGGTCTTGTCATGCCAGCCTATCCGGGGGAACGTCTGGTCGTCACTGCCGCCACCCTTTATTTTTGTTAAGGGTTCGGGCTGTTTACCTCCGATTATTTTCGCCAACTCGTGTCTGATACTCATTATGTCACCTTCAAATGGGGTTAAATCGGTAGAATGGTGTTATCGAATGTCGGTCTGTGTGCAAGCTCTTTAATGAGATTCTCGCCGGGATGCCACTTTCCATCATCATCGGTCCAGCCTGCTGTCACCATTCTGTCACGGATCTTTAAATATTTGGATTCTACTATTCTTATGGCGTCTTCACGCGAATCAGTGATAACATAGTATTTTCGATAGTTGTCACTGCCCTGGCAGTTGAACGATTCGAAAATCTCTAATTTCCACAGTTTCATTTTGCCTCACCATTTCCTTTCAATACCTCTGATCTTGATGTCTGAAGGGCCTTTCATCGTCAGTTCGGTTATCGCCCATACTAAAGCGTCCATCCTGTCGGGGGATTTCTCGCCGGGGACCCATTCGCACATCTGGTCCTCGAGCTGTGGGAACGTGCCTACATGGTGGACTTTCCCCTGTTCGTAAAGCGCGGCGATGGGTTCAGCCCGGATGAGTTTGCCCCGGCTGGCATGGACGGCCCGGAACGGGATGTGGCGGTCAACAGTTCTAAGGTTGACTTCTACAAGGTCGCCGCCGTTGTTCACTTCACCGATCACCCTGTCGGCGTTGTGGGTATGATACGACTTGGTGACGGCAATCGCCCATGCGTTCGGTGTGCCCTGAAGCGATGCGTCTCCCAGGACGTAACAATGGCCGTTGGCTGCGATACCTGCCGTGATGATACCCGTCTCGGCAGATTCGTCACCGGACGATACTGCAGGGTCTACGCCAACAACTACCCTGATAAGTGGGGGGGGTCGAGGCACTCTCAGGTTTTCAATGATGTCCCGTTGCCAGAGCGCGTATGGGTTGTCATCAAGGATCTCGCCTTCAAGTTCCTGCCGGCCTAACCGGGTCCCGGCATACTTCTCCATGACACGTTTCAAGAACAGCGGTGATAAGTTCTCAGCGTTCTGGCTGGTGCTGAACCTGACATCTATCACTGATGTATCGGTGACGAGTTCTTTAATTAATGGGATTGGTCGGGGGGTGGTGGTGACAAAAACCTGAGGGTTGTCCCCCAACCTAAGCCCCATCTCCATGTTGTCCCACGTATCTTGTGCATATTTGAACTTGGCAAGTTCGTCTATCCAGACGGTATCATGTGCCGGACCCCTCAACTGGTCAGGTTCTTCCCCTGTGAACGTGGTGGCAACGGCTCCATTGGGGAACGTGAGCCTACGTTTTGAGGGTTCATAGTATGGCCGTTCATCTTCCCGTGCAATCTTCATGATGCTTGACGGCCCTACTTCCACCATCGTATCTCTTACATCTGCTGCCGTCTGCCCGATAAGCGCGATGTGCTGGTATCCGTCACGGACACGCTGCAGGACCCATTCCGCACCTGCACGGGTTTTACCCCCTCCCCTGCCAGACCGCATGAGGTAACAGAACCACGGTTTGTCTTTCGGGGGGATCTGGCCGGGGTGCGCCTGGAACGACCACCGTGTAGCATACTCATATAAGATAGCGCTCTCAAATGCTGCGCTTGTCAAGGATCTCCCTCGCCCGTTTCTCGATCTCTTCATCTGTCATATCCCTGACTACTGCGACGGGCCCGCCATCTTTGCCCTGGTGTTCCTGTAATGTCTTCTCGAAATATCCCCTATCTCTCCCAAGGTTTCTTAATGTGAACTGCACGGCCCAGGCTTCCCCCTCGAGAACAGCTCTTTGTAGTGCACTCTCCGC